GCCGTCAGTAGCGCGTGTATTGCGCCGGAGGGACTCCCACTCCATTAAACCGACATGTCGTTAGTAGGTGCGCCCGTCGGCGCGCTAGAGATTAGCAGCCCTCAGTAGTCCTCTTACCACCACGTCTGGATAGTTGTCGGAAGACCGAAGGTACGATATAACCCTATCGAATGGGACCAGTGTAACGGTGGCCGAAGCAGCGAGAACGGCACCGGTTACGTACGCTACCTTCCGGCACATAGACCTCCTCCCCAAGCCCGGAAGGTTGCGACGTTGAATCGCGAGGGGAGGAGGTTCTCCTGGAGGGGCAGGAGGGACGGGTTGGAGACCGTGATCAACAGTAGGGACTCGAAGAGGGAAGGGAGAGCCGTCAAGCCGTCGGGCGAGCGAGCGAACGAGGTGTCTCGTAGCTCCACTGTTTCCTCGAACCATTTCGGCATCTAATGGAGGTCTGGCATGGCGCGCGCGAGAACTTTGCGCGGCCGTCCAAGCCTGCCTGTACCTTCCCTTCTGACCCCACACAAACTGGCCTACCTCGTTTTCTTTGCCAATCTCACTATGTAGCACTGCCATTGCTCCATAAAGACGGCTCGACATGGTAGGGACCCAGTCTGGATCCTTAAAATCTCCATCATCCTGCGTTTGAGTCCACGTCATGAAGTCATCCCACAGAGCGTGGATAGGACCTCCAAAAGCAGGAAAACCCATCAACCCGTACCACGCGTACTGAGCGTCACGAGCACGTGGCTGCCCTCGCCGATAACCAAGCTCAGTCACACAGTAGTCACGAACGGACCACGATGGGAGACCGAGATGGTTTCTCACGGACAAGAACGGCTGGCACATGTGAAGCCAAGCACTTGTGGCAGGACCTTCAGAGACCGTACCTGGGGCATCCTCACCTGCTACAACCCCCCAAAGTCTTCGGGCCTCCGCAACCAACCTCCGGTTTGAGGGGATGCGAGCGACAAAGAAGGGGTAGCCAAGTTTCGAATCGTCACCTTGAACTGAAAGGCGAAGCGATTTTACTACTTTGGGAGAGTGGAAAGACAGGAGCGTCGTCCGAAACAATATCCAGTTACAGACGGACCCCACGAGCGACGTGAACCCACTGCCAGAAGGGATTCCACGATCGATCAAAACCACATCGCCACCAGGGCAAACAACATACCTACGTAAGAATCCTTGCATGAGGTACGCGAATAAATTGTCTACGTGTACGCCATCTGGGTAGCAGGATCTTAGTAGGCCGAAGGACTTCCTTATGACCACCTGGGGAACTGTACTGTCGAAGGCCTTCCAGTCGAAGGTCTTGACGTGACAACACTTATCAAATTTGTCAAAGTGAAGTTTGTACCATCCGTGAGCATAAGTCATACCGACGCGGATATCCTTCTTGATCCACTTGAATCGTTCAAGAAGGGGTTCGGCCACAGCGTTCTCGAGGCGGTTAAAGGCGTCTTCGGGCATCTGAATGAGCCTCGAATTAACCTCGTCCCCGACCTCACGTTCCTGACGTTTCTCCCTTCCGCCAACACCATACGGGGCTGCTGGATACAGCTCCTCAGTCTTTAGGGCCTCAAAGATCTGAAGCGCCAAAGAGGTAGTGGCGTTGTAAGCCTCAGCTTTCGTCCTGTAGATCTGGGACGTGAGCAGGCCGGGATGAGCATCAGGGTTGATCCGAGCGTTCACGATGTTGTTGCTTGTAATCCAACTAAGCTTGGTCAAACCAAGCGTAGTGTAGGCGCACGCAACTGCACGATCGATGAGGTCACTGGTACCCCCGAATGGCTGATCGGGAGTGGT